TTTCAAGATCGGCGGTCAGTTCTTTTGGCCGTGGGAGCTTGAGAGCGCGATGGGTGATATGAGCGATGCCAAGTCGATCGGTAATTTTATTGAATCACTGCCCAACAAACCGACGCCGAAAGAGTTGAGTTCAATTAGGGACTCGATGCCGCCACCAAAAGACTTGGCCGACATTTCCGGAAGGGTCGCACCACTACTATCTGCTTCAAGCGGTCTTGGGGCTGTTCCAGACAAGGAGATGCAAAAGTTTATTGGTGGATTCGCCGAAGGCGGCGAAGTCAGCCAAGAAGAAATGTTGATGCAGGCTATGGAGGGAGAGGCAGAGGCAATGGCCGATCCCAACGAAGCGCTTCGATCATCGATTGATGAGCTCATGATGCAAGCGTCTATGACAGATGACCCTACTGAACGAGACCAGTATTTGCATTTAGCAGAGGCAGCAGAGGTTGGCTCACAAGCGCCGCTGGCTGATATGGCGGTGCAACTGGCTCAGGCTGGGAGGGGAGAAGATACAGCCTTGGCTCACGTCCGACCCGGAGAAGTCATCCTTCCGCCAGAGGCGTTCGAAGATCCACAGTTCGAAGAATTAGTTGAGGCTAAATTTAAAGAGCTGAACATCGATCCAGAAAGCATGGTAGTTGGCGTCGGCATCGCGAGCCTAAACCCTATCACTGGTTTGGAGGAATTCGGCTTTTTTAAGAAGCTTGCTAAAAGCGTCAAGAAGGTTGTTAAAAAGGTTGTAAAACCGATAGCAAAAGTTGCTCAGTTTATCCCCGGACCAATCGGAGCAATCGCTGGCATTGCAAATAAAGCCTTTACCGTTTACGACGTGGCTAAAGGCAGAGCAAGCCCCCTCGATCTTTTGACTATGGGCAGAGGCGTCCCCGGTGGCGGACAAGGTATTGGCAGCTTGTTTGGCGGAGCTGGATCAGCGGCGGGTGCAGGTCAAGGCTTGTTTGGTCGTATCGGAGAGTTTGTAACGAAAGGTCAGGATGGCGTCGGCTTGTTCGGAAACTTGCAAAAAGGCATTGGCGGTTTATTTACTGGCCCCGGCGCTGATGGCAGAGGTAGTCTTGGTCGCCTTGGAGATTTTTTTGGCGGAATCGGTGACGCGACCGGTCTGACCAATTATGCAGGAATGACCGTGCCCGGTTTTGCTGGCGGACAGTTCCCGATTGGTGAGGGAGAAACCGCTGAGCAGGCCATGAATCGTTATTACAACGAACTACCAGACGGTTCGCCAGAAAAGCAGTACATAGGCGAACAGTTAGAAATGATTCGACGAAAAGTTATTACTCCAGAGGAAGTCATGGCCAGCATCAATACTGGTTTTGGCGGTGCTGGAACGGCTGGCGGACAAGGCGGCAGTTTCTTTGGAATGAAAACGCCCGACTTTATTAAGCAGCTTGGCGACCCGTTTGGTTTTGGCGGAGCAAGCGGCTTGCGAGACGCTTACGGTGGCGGCGCAGGTGGTGCTGGCGGTGGTGGCGGCTTCCTTGGCGGAGGAATGGGCGGAGCAGGCGGCGTGGCACTTGCCGGTTTGCTTGCAAAACTTGCCTACGATGAGGCTAAGAACCGGAAGGGTGTTCAACTTACGCCAGCAATTACGATGAGTCCTTACGGCGGTTATCAACTTGCGTCGATGGATGCAGAGCGAAGAGGCGAAGCGCCACCTGATCCGCGTGAGTTCGGCATGATGCCACGAGGATTTTTACCAACGCTGAGTGGCGGTAGAGCGCCAACAGAAGCGCAGGCCGAGCTTGAGAAACAAAAACAAGGCATGCGCTACGGCGGCGCGGTTGAGCCAATGTATTTTAACGAGGGCGGTAACGTTGACACAGAAGTTTTTGTTCGAATGAACGGAGACATTGCCGGTCCCGGCACTGAGGTGAGCGATGATATTCCCGCCATGCTGAGCGACGGTGAGTTTGTTATGACTGGTCGAGCGGTCAGAGGTGCTGGCGGTTTTGATTTCAATCAAGACAAGGACGGCATCATTACACTAATCAAGAACGGCGAAGAAAGCAGAGAGAAAGGCACCGAACTTATGTACAAGATGATGGACCTGTTTGAAGAGTTCGCTGGTGCGCCTGCTAAATCGAGGAGTAAATCATGATTCTCCCACCCGGCAAAATAAAGAAGTTCCAAGAAGGCGGCTCAGCGCAGCCTTATGTTTCTTCGGCTGCTCGCAGTCAAACGATGATGGACCCGGTTCTTCAGCAACTGATATTTGGGCTGGACGGACAGGGCGGTTTCTTACCCGGCGCATTCCGAGCAGCAGAGCGAACTTTCTTCGATGAGCAAGGCCGACCGATTGTTATCCCGCAGGAGATTGCTGGTTTTTCTCCTGACCAAATCGCAGCGCAGCAACTAGCGCGTGAGCAGATCGGGGTACAACAGCCATTCTTACAGCGTGCAGCGGAGGAGTACCAAAGGGGCCTTGGTTCGATGGATGAGGCGCAGCGCCAACAGCTTTTCCAGCAACAAAGAGCACTACGTGATATCACTGGCGCTGCTGGCGAGGAGACAAGACTGCGAAGAGCGGGTTTGCGAGATGCCCTACAGGGCATCGGTCAAGGCAGGCGAGAAGCGATTCAAGCTGAGCGAGGACTAGGCCGAGATCTGCGTGGCGTTGAGCAAATCGGAAGACAAGCTGCATCGCAGTTTGGTCGGGACCTGAGCGGGATCGAGCGCCAACAGGCTGCTACTCAAGCCCGGTTTGGCCAAGATTTAGGTCAGTCATTAAGAACCGGTCAGCGAGCGGCTGGAGAGTTTGGTCGAGATCTATCAGGTATTGAGTCACTGGCGAGACGCGCAACAGGCCGTTTCGAGCGAGGCGTCGGTCAAGGAACCGGCGAAATGCGACGCGGTGCAGCAGAAGCTAGACGCGGATTGTCTCAGCAAGAAATGGGCATGAGGCGAGCAACCGGTCGATTTGGCGAGGATATTGGCCAAGTAACGTCTGGTTTAGAGCAAGCTGGAACAACTCAGCGGGAGCAGCTCGGGCAGTCACTCGCTGAAGAACGCGGTGGTCTTTCGGGGTTGAGAACAGGTTTAGGCAAGCAGACTCGCACCTTGCGCGGTGCTGTTGGCAGGTTTGGCGAGGATCTCGGTGAGTCCGCTGAAATGATTAGAGGCTCTACAGGCGGGTTTGATCCGGCCACTATGACCTCGGCTTATTTTGACCCTTACGAAGATCGTGTAGTTCAACAAACGATTGAAGACGCGATGAAGGGTGCGGCGCAAGCAGACATTGCTCAAACCGCTCGTGATATTCAAACCGGAGGCGAATCAGCATTCGGCTCAAGGGCTCGTCTGACAGCCGCTGAGCGTGCTGAAGCGTTAGGTAGAGGCTTGGCGAAAGAAGTAGGTGGATTACGCTCTGCTGGCTTTCAGCGAGCGCAGCAGACCGCCATGGGTGAGTTTGCAAGACAACAGGCGCAAGAACGTGAAGCCGCAGGTCAATTAGCCGGTTTATCAGGTCAGCAATTAGGTGCTACAGAGCGGCTCGCAGGCCAAATGGGTTCTGAGGCTGCTCAAATTGCAGCCGCACGCAGAGGTTTGGCTGGCAGGATTGGCGATGTCGCAGGTCAGCAGTTTGGCGCTGAGCAGGCGATCACCGGGCAGCGCGGAGCAGAAGCTCAACAAAGACTAGCCGCAGAAAGAGCCATGTCTGAGGGGTTGGGTCAGATCGGCCAGCAACGGTTTGGCATCAGTCAAGCGCTTGGCGGACAACTTAGCGCAGAGGCGCAGCAAAGATTGGCAGCGCAGCAGCAGTTGGCGAATCAGCTTGGTCAAACGGCAGCTCAACAATTAGGTAGCCAGCAAGCGCTTGCAGGACAGCAACAGCAAGCCGCTGGGCAGCGTTTGGCAGCAGGCCAAGGATATGGTCAGTTCTTACAAGGAACGGCTCAGCAGCAGCTTGCAAGCCAACAGCAGCTCGCAAGTCAGCTTGGATCAACCGCACAGCAACGATTTGGCGCAGGCACGCAGCTCGGGCAAACCCTCACCGGTTTGGGTCAGGCAGGTCAGCAAGCAAGAGCGCAGGCTGGTCAAGGTGCTCTTGGAACGGCTGCGCAGGTTGCTGGAGCACGTCAAGGCTTGGGCAGTATTTTCGGTCAGCAAGGCGCTCAGCAGCTTGCAGCGCAACAAGGTTTTGGCGGTTTCTTAACCGGATTGGGCGCTCAAGCCCAACAAGCCGGGATGCAGGACATTGCCAGTTTGCAAGGCATTGGTGGTCAGCAGCAGCAACTGCAACAGCAGCGTTATGACGCGCAGCGTGCAGCGCTGTTACAGGCACAACAAGCACCGCTCGCGCAGTATCAAGCGTTGATGCCATTTGTCAATCAAGCAGTCGGTATAAGCGGCTCTGGTGGCTCAAGCACGGTTCAATACACGCCGCCGCCTAATCCTTTGAGCGCAGCAATGCAAACTGGTTTGGGCGCGTTTGGCATGTTCGGTCAAATGGGTCAGCCTACGATGTACGGACAGCCAATGACTATGACCGGGCAACCGGCGAGCAGCTAACATGACGATTGGAAGACCTCAAATGGAAAAGCAAATCAAAGGCTACGCAAATGGTGGCGGTATAGCGAATATTCCGAACCCTCTGCTTGAAGGTAATCCTTTACTCACGCAAAAGTTTTTGCCTAGTGTGCAAAGTTTTACCCCTCCGCCTATGCCAGCTCCCTTAAACAAATTTGAGCCTACCGCTTTCGAACCGACGCCCGGACCTTTACCTCCTTACCGCAGGGCAGAGGATGAAGAAGACCCTATCGATGCTTTGAGCAAGCAGTTATTGGAGCGAGAAGAAGAGCAGGACGAAGAGGTCAGAACTGCTGGTGCAAAAAACAAAACGTTTGATGAGCGATTCCAAGAATATCAAAGCAGGCTGGCACCATTGTTTTCGCAAGAAACTCGACGCCCAAATATTTATGATTTGGCGCTCCGGTTATCGGAAGGCATCGCTGCTTCGGACCCAACAGCAGGGCCTTATGCCGGTTTAGCTCGTGGTTTTGTTGCGTACAACAAAGACCTGAGAAAACAAGCGGATGAAGCTAAAAAACTTCATCAGCAAATTGCTTTGAAAGCGTTTGAGATGGCTCGCTCTGATGAGAAGACGGCAGAAGAATATCTTTATAAAATGCAGATTGAGCTGCTAAAGCAAAATAACAAAGGCGTCAAATACGTTCGCTGGGCCATTCCAGAAACAGATGAGTCTGGTAAAGAAACCGGAAAAATTATTTATAAGTCGGCTCCAGAAACTGATTTTGCGCTTCAAGAAAAATATCGTTTGGCTGGCGGATATCCAGCTCCGGGCGGAGGGACTTCTGTTACAGTCGGCGGTAGTGGATCTTCAGAGCTTTCCAAAACAGTCGGCAAAAATATGGCTGAGGCCATTTCGGGATGGCAAAAACAAGCAGAGGACGCAATAGATCAAAAGAATCTACTCCTGACCGCAGCAAAACTATCAGCAGAATTACCAGAAGATCAAAGAGGACAGATTTCTAACTTAACGCTTGGAGCAAGGCAGTTTCTTTCAGAGCTTGGCGTGTGGGACGGCAGCAACATTCCTGAACAAGAGTTAGTCCGTTCTTTCGGAACTAGAATTGCAATGGGGCTTGTCGGCCAAACCAAAGGTGCAATTTCTAACTCAGAAATGAGTTTGTTTCTCGCATCATCTCCGGGTCTCGCAATGACGAAAGCTGGTTATGAAAAGCTGCTTGATTATTTAGATCGAATTAATCAAAAGGCGATAGATTTTGCGGCTGCATACAATCAGGCTGTCTTGAACAAAGAGTTCGACGAGGCTTTCGAAACACAGGACGACATAAAAATTGCAGCGGCTGTTGGCGCGTGGCAAAACCGATGGCATCAAGATAATCCTTTGTTCACGCCGGGAGAGCTAGCCGAAATAGAATCTTTGGCCCGTCAAGAAGACGCAACAGCAAGGAAGTTTAGAACAAACTACATGAAAAGCACTTCCGCCACGCCCCAGCAAACAGATGCAGTAGACCTGACGAGTGACTACTAATGGCTACTATTTTAATCGATGGCGTAAAGTACATAGTTTCTGACGACCCAAACGCAGAACGGCGTTTACGCTTTGACATTGACAATAATATCAATGGTAGAGGCGATCAGCATGAGCGCAAAAAAAGAGAGCTAGGTTTTCGACCATACGAGGACGAGCGCTCATCTTTTTACGAGGGTTTCGTTTCTGGTTTGACTAACAGCCCGGAAAACGCCCAATACTATCTAGGATCTCGCCGGTTTCCTGAAGACTTACAGCGCAATCGAAATCCAAACGAAAGGTATTACATCGATCCCGAGAGCGATGACCTGATGTTTATCGATCTCGAAGGGGTGTACGGGCCTAAAGGTCAGGCATACAAAGAATTTGAAAACGTTACGAGTTGGGGCGATCTCGACGCGGATGATTTCACAAGCTGGCTTGGTCCCGGCGCACAATTAATTTTAGAGATGACGCTAGGCGGTGCAGGCATGGCTGGTGGCGCTTTTCTTGGGACCGCTGTCAAACCCGGAGCTGGAACTGTAACAGGTGGACTCGCTTTAGGCTCGCTTGGAAGCGCAGCAGGCACTGCTCTTGGTCAAGGGCTTCGCTCTGGCGTGAGCGCGGTTCTGGGTGGACCAGAGGCCGATATTGATCAGCTTATATCCGATACGAAGTGGTCAGCAGGTTTCGGTTTGCTTCCAATCGGATTGCCGAAAGGATCGGTCAAGCAGGCGTTCAGGCAGTTAAAAGACGCGACGCTGCCACGCATTGGTTACCTGCGGAACAAGTTCCCTGATGAGCAAGGGCAAGACATCATCACGGCCATTTTAAAAGAAGGTGGCGGTGACGTTGATGAAACGATTGCAAGAGCTGCTGAATATGGCATTCAGCTCACTCGCGGAGAGGCGGCTCGCGGAATCGGTGAGGCGGCGTTTGCTCAATACTATTTGGGCCAAGGGTCTCGCGCTTATCTAATGACAGAAATGTATTTGGACAGAGCAAACCACGTTGCCGACATGGTTACCCGGTTTACCGAAGACCTGACCAAAGGCAAGTACGTTCCTGCATCAATGCGGAATCCGCTCACCGGGAAATTGAAGGCTTTTTCAGAATCGCTTGCAGAGCTAGATGTGGCGAGAGCTGCTGATGATTTTATCAAAGCAGAGCAAAAAAGACGATCCGCTAGAGCTGGCGAGTTATACAAACAAGCTTATGAGCTAGATGCTGGCGGCTCTCCCGAGCTGGCTGCGTTAGTGGACGTTTTTCTGACTGGTAAGGAAATCCCTAATACTTCTTTCAATGAGAAACCGCTTCAAGGTTTTTTGAATATACTGAAAGACCCGGACCTAGATCCCACTCGGCGACAGGCTTACACAGCGCTTGCAACCTCCCTAACGTCAAAGAAGCAGCTTCAGGCAGCGCTTGAAAAGATGAAAGATCTCCCAGAGGACGCGCCAAGGCCAAAGTATTTTCCTGTTAACACCAGCGAAGAAGTAGCGAACACTTTGCAACGAACTTTCGATACGCTAATCACTAGGTATCAAAAATCTGACACCGTTAACGACAAAATGTTAGCGAACGAATTATCTCAGTTAAAAGCCGCTATGACTGAGGCTTTTGGCGCTTACAATCCGCTCTGGGCTAGAGCGCAAGACATCTATCGTCCAGAGGATGCAATGTCCACGCTTAAAGATGTCAAGATTATTAACGACATTGCAAAGATTGCTGAGGCGGGAGGCACAGAGGCGACTCGTGCTGTTAGCAGATTATTTAGCGGTTCGGCTGAACCGATCGATATCTTGAAGCTGAAAACAGCCGTTCAAGAAACAAACCCAATGGCTTGGCAGCGATTGAAAGGTGACTGGCTGCGAACGATGTTTCGAGATGTGCAGCAAAAAACTCAAGGCGAGCTAGGCGTGCCAAACAAGTTTTTAGCCGCATTGCAGCTCCGGGGCGACGTTGCAGACCTAACGAGAGCGGCTGATGCCGATGATCTATCTCGCCAAGTCGCGGTTTACCGTGCCATGTTTGAGCCGCAGGAGCTGGAGGAGCTGGCTCGTATATCTGATATTTTGCAGATGGTCGCTTCAGTTCAAACCAGAACAAACTCCGACACGATGTCGAAAGCAGCGTTCAGAGAACGGCTTGATATTGAGTCACAAAAAGCCGGGGTCAACATACCGGAAACGGTTTTCAATGCTCTTGGTATCTTAGGCAGAAGCACGCGACAGATCAGGGACACTGTAACCGGCAGCATCGCTGCAAGGATCAAACAAGAAAGAATAGACGCCTACGAAGATGTTTTGATCGATCAAATCCTGAACCCGAATGCCGATCGTGCTTTCCTTGAAATGATGGAAAAGGCATTTCCGGTTTATTACGCAGCGCTTACAAGTGGTTTGCGAGAAGGCACTCAAGCGATCGGTGAAGGGCAGCAAATATCTCCCGAGGGGCAGATTAGGCGCAAGACTGAGCAAAATTTGCAGCAACAGCAAGAAGAAGAGGAAGAAGCAGCCGCAGACCAAAACCTTCAAGGCCAGATCGATACCATGTCAATTCCGCAGCTTGACGGAGACATTTTCGAACCGCTGCCTCAGACCGGCTCTGGTGCGCCACAACTGTCGATGCTAGGCCCAACCATCTTACCGTCCGACGAAGACAGAGAGCTGGCTGAGCGGCTCAGAATGACGCGCAGCGGCATAGGCGGGTTAGCGGTTTAATCTTGCTCCTCTTGAGCGGGAGTGGCGGCGATCATTGCGCCATCGACGTTGTAGTCAAACTCATAGCCCATGTAATCCTCATCCCCGGTTTTGATGATCAGGTTGCGACTGATTAACCGGACAAGCGCGGCTTGTTGATGCAAGGTCAACTGGCCGAAAAGCTGGATGATCTCGGAAGCTTCGAGCGGCGGACGATACGCAGGCGGCGGTAATTGTTTCCGGTTAAACAGATTCATCGACTTCTCCAAACAACTCCCGATGCTCTCGCTCGATCAAGATCTTTAATTGTTCGATGCGAGTGCGCCGATGCTCGAAGCAAATCGATTGCAGCATGTCATAAGTTTTCTGATCAACGGCAAGCGACTTGCGCTGCCGCTGAGGTTGTTCAAGTTGTTCCATGTCGTACCCTCTGATAACATACCGTCCATTGTATAAATTGTTGGGCAAACGTGCAAATATGTATCGCCTAAATAATTACCTGCTGTCATTGCAGTCTCACTGGATGATCAACCAACCGATCTACGAAGCGGTGCAAAAGTCGATGCCGGTCATTGCTCGATACCGAGCCAAGGGTGGGACCGAAGACATGGGTGACATGCCGGTGAGGAAGCTCATGAAAAAAGTCTTCCCCGACGTTTACCGGTTCCCGCTGTTGAGGAGGCAATACTGCAAGATGCTGGTCGAAGAGATTGACCACATGCGCAAGGTGATTGGGTTCGAGCCAAACGATGATGAGGACACCCTGCGACAGATCCCCGAGATCGTCTTACGCGAGCAGGTGCCCGAGCTGTATCGGAATATGTGGTTCGTGGTGCAAAACGTTTTGGCACCGATCATTTTTTCTGCATACCACAGACAGGTCAGAGATATTGCGAGCGTGCAGATTGCGAACTACAACCTGAAAGACAAACAGCAGGGAGCATGGCACCACGATGAAAGCGCAGACGTGAGTGTGGTTGTGCCTCTTAACACCGGAGCGTATGAGGGCGGAGGAACTGAGTTCCACAACCATGGCGTGATCAAGCCGCTACCATCCGGGCATGCGTTGATGTTCCCGAGCTTTACAAACTTACATCGCGGCCTACCGGTTGGTAAGGGAGATCGCTACTTGCTGGTGTTTTGGTTATACGACAAAAACCGTGCGATCCATCTTTACGAAGAGGTGGTCGAATAAAGTCTCTCTCGGCGGCTACTGTTCCAGACTGTTTGAAGATCCGCCTGAACAAATCATACAAACTGAGTCCGAGGGGGTGCGAAGCCCCCATTTTTTTGCCTGCGTTTTGGGCGCGAAACGTACCTAAAAAAAGTTTGTACAAAGTGTTGCACATGGACACGGAAGGGAGTATTCTTTGCAAATCAACTGAGATAAACGAGTAAGGAGAGAGAGATGGAAACAGCACAACAGCACAGAGAGGCAGCGGCTAAGTTATTTCAGAGAGCAAATGACTCTTTTGAGCGTTGCGACACTGACGGCTTTCTTAGCCAGTGGGCTTCACAACAAACTGCTCGTGAGCACCTCATTCAAGCTGAAATTATCGAGAACGGTGGCGTTGAGGAGTTTGTCGGATTGTATGAGGGCGACCGCCGCGTCAAGGCCCGGTTCGGTTCATCAACTCATTACGGGCACGTTAGCTTCTATTGGCTGCTGCATGATGACGAGGCAGATTTGATTGCTCGTCGCGGTAAGAAGTTTTTGCCTACCGGTGAAAACAGCCGAGTGCAAAAGCAGCTTGGCCTTAGCGAGCGGCCAGAGCATGCACCTGCCAAAGCCAAGCTAAACAGCAACGGCCACGCTTGTTACGGGCGCAGCGGTGATGCGTGGGGTCAAGACGCTACTTTGATCACAGGAGAGGCCGCATAACGCGGCCCGGAGGAGAGAGATGGCAGCTATTTATCACCAAGTAATTGCCTACGTAGACAAGCACAGAAAGATGGCAGAGCGCGGTAATGCCAGAGCCATTAGAAGGCTTGCTTCAAAGTCGTTGCATTACGCTGACGATGGCTCAGATTATACGGTTGATCGTGTGGCCAGAATTATGAACTCTGCATCACGCACGTTGTTGTATATAACGAGATCAATGAAGCACTGTGTTCTTTTTCACATGGCTGACTCTGGTCTGAGTTATCAAAAGCCATCGGCTGCACCTGACGGTGTTCGAATGCCTTACGATGCCTGCGTTTTTATTTGTGACGTACCAGATTATTTTTGGAATTTTGAAAAGGAAAAATTCGATGTGGATACGTCTGTAGCAATTAGGCAGTTTATGATTGTAGCGTGGGACAAAATGCCAGAGGACAACAAGATATCGTTGCATGTTTTTGTTCGGCGCTCTGATGATCCTGAAGATTGGAGTTATCTCCCTGCATTGATGCTGGTTGACAGGGATGCTCTACAAGACTTAACGGTTAAAAGTGTTTCGGACAAGCTGGAGTTTCACTGCGAACGCAAAATATCGAAGGCCGAGAAAACCCTTGGGGCCACAGCTTTTAGGTTTTTTCTGAATGCCTTAACCACGCTTAGCCAGCAAAATCACACACTGCAAACAATAAATGCGCAAGGCACTATGTCACCTGTTGACTCAAAGCATGGGCGCTTCTATGAGCATAAAGTAATTGTTATAGATCCCGACAGCCCGGTGTACAGCAGCAGCGATGGACTCGGCTGTTCCGGTAGGAAGCACGCGTTGCATTCAGTGCGCGGCTTCTGGAGAAATTTGAAGAAACCAAAGGCTGATGGGTCTACGCGTGTATGGGTAAATGCTCATTGGCGTGGTGACAAAGAGCTGGGTGTGGTCACCAAAGAATACCGGGTGCTAAATAGCACATCTCAGCCCTAGAATTGGGCGCGAAACGTACCTGAAAAAAAGTAAAAATAATTGGTATAAAGTGTTGCACAACGACACGGTATTTGCGATACTTCTCTTGTCGGGGCTGATCCCGGCCATTCAAGGAGAGAGAGATGGAAACACTACTACAGCAGATCCAAGCAGCTTTCGCAGACGCAGACGAGCAATCAATTTCGGAAGTTCCTGCAATTGTTATTGCACAACGAGCGAAGTATGAGCCAATGCTCAAGGCGAAGTATGCTGCTTTCCACAACAGCCGCGAATATAACGAAGCTGTCTACCAAATCAATTTTGCGTTCAGCAAAGGCTTCCAAGAAGACGCGCGGTACAGCGAAGAAAGCCATATCGAGCGAGCTGTTAAGTCGCTGCAAAAAACCCACGCTGCTCGCAACCAGCGCATCTACAACAAGATGCTCAAGGCCGGTATCACTTCAATCGACGCTGACGACTTCAAAGTCATCTACGGCCAAGACTTTGAGGGCTTTTGGGTTATCGGCGGCCATGTCGTTTCCATCAACGTGATCTGGGCTGGCGGTTACAACATCCAATCGCTTCATCAGAGAGTGCTAGTCAAAGTCACCAAAAACAAGGAGGCCGCGTAAGCGGCCCGGAGGAGAGAGATGAGCAAGAAACTTTTAGAAAGAGCAGCAGCCTGCGGTGCGCCAATCGCACCACTCAAAAACGTGAAACCCGCACGATGGAAGCAATCACCGATGGGTCAAACTTTTGCACCCGCTAAAGTTTTGAAGCACACCGAGACGGGCCGGCGTTTGTCAATTGGTCAGGCCCGACAGATCGTTGAAAAGTTTGAAAGGATTGGAGGATAAACAAATGGATCAAGATAAACTCATGGCGATTGCCAACGACCTCACCAACGAGGACATTTGCGAACTGATCAACATGGTTGCGCCGAGGCTGGATGTTTATTTCGGTATCTTAAACAACCATTGTTTCACTTCAGAGGTAACCTTCGCTTGCATGAATGGTTGCGTCATTCAGATCAACTGCAAGTCAGCAGACCTCGATGATCTCGCGGAGGACGAGTTCATAAAATCAGCAATCGAAAACAAACAAGAGGCTGCTCACTAGCAGCCTTTTTTTGTAAGATCAGGCTATGAAGAAGAAGATCGAAACCCACTCGCACATCCAAACCATCGACGTGGTTCGAGATCTGGATCTCCTGCTGGACGAGACCGATCCCGACGTGCTATTTTACGAGCTGCACTTGTATGTCGAGAGACTCAAGCGCAAATTCGAAAAGGACACACACTTTTTGGCGGTTGACTTTCTCAAGAAGAAGTAGCCGCCTTTTTTTTGCCCTTCATCCGCTTGGCATACTCAAAGAGATTCTCGCCAAACATATTCTCAAACCATGTCGCCCAGTTATACGGCTTACCCGGTACGCGCCGGTTACGCTTGACCCAAGCAGCGCGAGCGGCGTAATACATCTTGTCCTCTGCCCATTTCTGCTCGCGCTCTAGGTCCTTACCAGAGATCTTCAACTTTGAACGTCGTAACACCGGTTTCCTCCCTGATGTTGTAGCAGGGCCAATGCTGCTCCTCCTCGCACCGTAGCGCAAGCGCCAAGGCTTGCTCATTGCGAGCATGGCCGTACTCGATCGCTTCATCACTGAGCGTATAAACCGCGTAAGGATACGGGTGGGCTTTCTCTTGCGCCAAGAAATAAAACTTCTCAGCAGGCAAGCCACACGCCTCAGCAGCGGCGAGATAGTACGCGGCTTGCTGGTAGTACCTGAACGTGTTGATCGCTGATCGGAATCCGCGAGGCGAGGCATCTCGACAGGTCTTGAGATCCCAGATGTCGGTTCCCGTGTACCAATCGAGCTTGCCCTTGCACGGCTGGCCACACCATTCAAAAACCAAGGTCAACTCGACCGAGTGCTCTTCGGTTGGTATGTAGTCAGCAACAACCTCGCGCCGTTCCATGCACACGTCATACAAATCCTGCTTGCATGGGGTGCGATCACCGAGGGTCTCAAGCCAATCGGCATACGCCTCTTTGCCAACCTTAGTGCGTCGATCGACAGCCGGTTCGATCGCAAACTCATCGTGAAATTTGTGATGCTCAAGAAAGACTGTATGTTGGACCCGGCCCTCCAACAGAGCCGGTGATTCAGAGATGTCTCTTTTATACTTCCACGAGTACGGGCACTTGATAACCGAAGTTAGATCATGCGAGCGCCACGCCGGTATCGAGTCGTAGGTAGGATAATCAAGGTCTTCGTAGATACCCGGCTCGAAGTCCATCAGATAAATGCTCCCGCGATCAAAAAACCGCTTAGGAAAGCAATCAGCACCGCGTAGCCTGTGAACCTTACCTTACCCATGTCATCACCCATCGATTCTAGGGTCTTCCCCAGTCGCCCAGCGTAGATACCAGACAGCTTTTTTGAGATCTTCATCCTTCTTTCCCTTCATGTCAGCACGCCATTGGTATTTGAACGCACACAACCGCGCATACGTGCGCACTGCGTCCTCTCCGAAAGCGTGCACCATTGCATCGATACACTCGATACCCTCACGCTGGTAGTGAGGTGGTGAGTTCACCATATCCGTGTGCTCTACCGCAGGCGCTGGTTCGAGCCTCCGTATTACGTCGAGAAAACGCTTGTTCATCTTGCGCGAGATCTGCTTGCCTTGCTTAGCCTTGTAATAAGTGCTTTGCGCAATACCTGCTTGATCGAGAAAATCTCTCACCCGCAGGTTGCTGTTTGCGATCACCGCGTCCAACCGCTTCATTGTTCTTGTGGCATCCATCAGAATGGAATCTCGTCATCGAAGTCAGCAGCGCCACCGTTACCCTCATCGTCATCGTCTTTCTTTTGAGCCATGGCAGCGAGTCCAGCGGGTGCAGCTTTGTTCCCCTTCCGAAGCGCCGCTTGCATTTCAAGCGATGTTTCTATGCGTTCGCACATGAACCGGGGCAACTCGTCGAACATATCGCAATGCGCTTTCGACTCAGGCGAAGAGTTACCAGCAAACTCGGCGCAATAAATGTCGATGTCGAACGCTACCTGATCGTTGACCGTCGCGGTTTTCCTCGCACCACCCGTTGGCGGGAATATTGAAGTCACCACCGCCCTGCCATTGGAGTTGTGATCTACCTCAATTTCACATGAAACGCCAAGCACGGTTCTTAAATCAAAACCGCCATTCATTTCTTTCTCACTGAATGATTTGTTACGCCATGCTTTCAGGTGTTTATGCAACGCTGAGTTTTCATTGAGCGATAACGTGTATTGCTTAAAAATTGACATTGGACGATCATCATCCATCCGAAGATCCGGTAACTCCCAAAAAAGGAATACACAATGACGTGGACGCTCTGGCTCGCTTTGAAACCCTTCCATCAGCGTTCCGCCATCAACTATTTTGTAACACACTGCACGATGCCTTCCTTCAGGAACTTGCTCGTACCCTCCGCCTCCGCTACTGCTTGCCATCAAACCCATGACTTTCTCCTCTTGCACAAATGTAAAAGTGTGCAGTATTGTACACACCTCTAGGAGAGAGAGTAAAGCATGTCATTCGAGATAAAAACCCCAAACACAAAAAATTTCGATAGACCATTGTCAGGCGGATTAAGATCAGACTTCGAGCAGTGGTTACAAGGTCAAGGTTTGACCCCTAAGGGAGAGCTGGCCGAAGAAGGAAAGATAGGACGCGCATACATCGAGGAGGATGGCAGGCGCAAGGATAGAGGCTGGTATCAGGTCTGGTTCAATCAAGAAACACCGTATGGGCAGTGTGGCGATTATGCGCACGACACCATCGAGCCGATTGCGCGATGGAACCCGAAGGGTGGTGATAGTAAGAGGAAGTTCACTCCCGAAGAGCTGGCCGAGCTGGAGAGAAACCGGGCGGACCGTGAGCAAGACAAGATTGTGAACCAAGCCATCGCTGCCAAAAAAGCGCAGCGTGCATGGGAAAAGGCGAAGTACATCGACACGCACCCTTATCTTGAGAAGAAGCGCGTCGCGTCTTTTGGTTTGAGACAAGACGCTGATGGCAAGCTCTTGATCCCGATGCTTAATGCAGACCTAACCATCGTCGGTATGCAGCGAATCGACCAGAGCGGCAAGAAACTGTACGACGCGAACAGCAAAGCCGCTGGCAGTTTCTTCCTGATCGGCCAAGATCAACTGAGCGAAGCTCACACTATTTATTACGCGGAAGGGTACGCAACCGCAGCAAGCGTTTATGAAGACATGCAGCAACCGACCGTAGTGGCCTTTTCAGCGGGAAATTTGCCTAACGTTGCCAAGGTCATTCAGTCTTACTTCCCCAGCGCCAAGCACGTCATCATGGCTGACTGCGATGAGAAGGAAACCGGAGAGAAAAAAGCCATTGCCGCTGCGCAGGTAATTAGGGCGGCAGGGTCAGAAGCAGAAGTCTTCATGCCTGAGCAAGAAGGCGACTACAACGATATCAAGAACGACATCGAGGGCGAGTTCTTGCCCAAGGTCCGAGAGGTCAACGTACCGGTCGAGTATGACTTCGAGAAGACTGAGAAGGGGCGCATGCTCAACACGTCCGACAATGTGCGCGGCGTGCTAACCATTAACCAGATCGATGTCTGCTACAACGTGATCAAGAAGCGCATGGAGATCACGGTTCCTAATCGGCAGTTCATCAGGGACTTGAAAGAAGAGGCTGCGCTCGTCGAGATCGAGGACCGATGTATCAAGATCGGCGTGCCAGCAACCAAGGTCAGAGACTATCTCAAGCTGCTTGCAAGGGAATACAACCCGGTCAAGGAGTGGATGGAAAGCAAGCCGTGGGATGGCAAGGACAGGATGACAGAGTTCTTGAACACGATCCAAAGTCCACAACCACATATCAAAGACATGCTGATGACCAAGTGGCTGATCGGTGCAACTGCCAGCGTGTATGAGGATGAGGGTGTAGCGCTCGAAGGCATACTTGTGTTTCAAGGGGCGCAAGGCTTGGGTAAGACGCTCTGGTTCAAGCGGCTCGCTGACTATGAGCAGGGCTGGTTGCTGGAGGGCGCAACGCTCAACCCATCAGATAAAGATTCAGTAAAGCAGGCAGTGAGCCATTGGCTGGTGGAGCTGGGAGAGATCGAGTCAACGTTTAAGAAGTCGGACATCGATCAACTTAAGGCGTTTGTCACAAGGAAGACCGACGAGCTGCGCCTACCTTACGACCGCACATTCACGAACTACCAGCGACGCACGGCATTCTATGCGAGCGTAAACGCACGCGAGTTCCTGACCGATACGTCAGGGAACCGGCGATTCTGGGTCGTACCTGTTAGCCATATCAACTATAACCACGGGATCGACATGCAGCAGGTGTGGGCGCAGGTCGCAGAGCAGCTTTACGAGAAGGGCAACCAGAACTGGTTTCTAACGAGCGAGGAACGAGCGATGCTGAACGATCATAACGAGTCGTACCGCACGCAATCCGCAGTAGAGGATCTGCTCATGGAGTACGTGGATTGGGATTCGGATATGACTGAACCGGTTCAGATGACAACGCTGCTGCGTGACCTTGGCATTGCTAATCCACGGGTCGCTGACTTCAAAGAGGCCAGTCGCGTGCTACAGGAGCGCGGTGTGTTGCCGCGTAAGAGTAATGGCAAGCGGGTGTATGACATCAAGTACACGCCGGTCAAGCAGGAGAAGCTGGGCAACGTGGTGCCGTTCTGACAGGGCAGGGTATGATTGCTCACCCTACCCTACCTGTCATACCCTGTCATCATTGCCACGCAAGGTATTGATTTATAATGTGGTAATGCTAAAGGGCAGGGTAGGGTACCTTCTTTATATAGATATAAAATATATAGTAATAGTAGTAGTAAGGAACAGAGTTAGAAGTATGCAAAGTACGTTTATAGTATTGCGGACCCCGTGCCCTCCCACCCTACCCTCCCTGTTTACGGTTGGAGGTGAGCGATGAGTGACTACTCAAAGCCAAAGGGGAGGCCGAAGAAAGATCGACCGAAGTTGGCAGAAGTGCCGCAGCAATTCACACCGAATGAAGAGTTCGGGCTGACCGAAATGCAGACGGCGTTTGTATGGCATTACGCGCATGGCGGGTGTGGTCAGACTGAGGCAGCGAGGAGAGCTGGGTTCACGTACCCGGCTATGAGCGCGAGCAAACTGATGAACGGGCGCGACCATCCGCATGTGGTTAAGGCGATCCGGGCAGAGCAGGAAGAGATGCGGCAGAAGTATGCGATCACGCCAGAGAAGACTGGGCAGATGTTGTGGAAGATTGCGGAGACGAGCTTCGAGAGTGGAGCGTACAACGCAGCGGTGAGTGCGGTTAAAGAGCTGAACCAACTTGCAGGCTTGACCATACAGCGAAGCCAGAACCTGAACATCAACGCTAACCTCGACAGTATGACCAAGAGCGACATCAAGAGCAGGCTGAACGAGCTGCTCGGCGTGACAGATGACATGACCGATAGAGACCATTAGGCGCGGATACGCGCCAATGTGGCACAGCGGGTGGATAATCGAGAGAGAGACCTCTCTCTTTCCCGCCGCTCCCGCTTGCGGCAAAATCGATCGATCTGCCAAAAATCAATCGAATCAACCAATTAAAAAGCAATTCCCTGCGCATTTGGGTCGCCCTGAAGCTGTCCTTGTGCTCAGAGGGGTCACAATCTAGGCAGATTGGGCCAAAAACGGGACTCCTTGGGACCGGTTTTTCGTATTCGGAAATCGATTCGATTGAGATGCGGCACCCCCTCTGAGCGCCGCGACGCGACGGCGCATAGCTATAGCTGAGTTCGCCACATTCAATAATAAAAATTTTTTCAAGGAAGAAAGGGGGTCCCTTGGGTCGGCCCCTGTAGGAGAGAGTACCGTGCCGTGAGGAGGATTTCGGGACCCCCTGTTTTGATCATATTGCAATGGGACCCCTATCTGCCACAAAATTGCGCAAAATTTTGAAACTTCGATAAATGGTTGATTCGAGACAAAAGGGCGCAACGTTCGAGCGCGACATAGTACGCAAGCTAAACGACTTTTTCGCTGGCCATGGTTTGGACGTGACCTGCAAGCGCAACCTCGATCAGTATCAAGCTAACAATCTGTGCGATATCGAGATCCCTTTTCACGCCATCGAGTGCAAAGCGTACAAGAATGGCTGGTGGTGGCGACCTGAGTGGTGGAAGCAGGTGTGCGATGCTTGCGACGATCGCATCCCGGTTCTCGTCTACAAGTTCAACAACAAGCAGCCTCGGGTTTGCGTGCCCATGCACGCCATCAACCCTGATCTCCCGCGTGATAATGCGCTCACCACAGTGATGACTTTTGATGATTGGCTGGCTATCATGCGGACTAATTGGGAGAGTTACGAAGCATGGCAAACCCTCTAGCAAAAATCATTGAGGCGGGGAAAAAGGCAGGAATCCGGGCCTATCACGGTTCTCCTTACGAGTTCGATGAATTTAAGACCGAATCCATAGGCACTGGCGATGGCACGCAGGCTTTTGGCCGCGGTTTGTATTTTGCAGAAAGCGAAGACGTTGCGAGAGGATATCGGGACAGACTGACAAAGCTTAACAAATCCGGCGCAACGCCTGTTCCAAAAGATAGCACGGTTGCGGAACTGGAAAACGAGTATGGTTTTTCTGATTATAAAACACAGTTCGCCGCGCTGACTGAAGGAGAAGAGGTAGGACTGGATGAGGTAAGGAAAGCTCTTCAAGAAATGGCTGATTTCGGCCAAGTAGATGAAATTACTCATGACCTACAAGGGAATACTCGGTATGAGTTTTTAGACGGATCCTCTTACTTAATAACATCTCGTGGAGATGTCATTCCATCAGGCCCTAATTTTGGGCGCATGTACGAGGTCAACATTGATGCCAGCCCTGACGATCTGCTCGATTGGGACGAGCTTTTAGATGAGCAGCCTAAAGCGGTTCTCGATCGTTTGAAGGCGACTGACTGGTGGGAATTTGCAGAGGAAGGCGCTGGAGACCGCGCAGGCATGCGAGGCGAAAACCCTACCGGTGCTGACTTGCTTCGATGGTTAGAAGAGGAGGGTGTTGAGGAGGCTGCGGAAGCGCTCCAAAACGCTGGAATCAAGGGCGTTAAGTATGCAGATGCGTTTACCCGGCATAAGGCCAAAGACAAGCGCTCGAACAATTATGTGGTCTTTGATCCAAAAATAATTTCGATTGCTCGCAAGTACGGCGTATCTGTCCCGGTTGCATACATGATGATGCAATCAGAGGAATCTGAAGCGGCAATGCTTGATCCCGCGCTCAGAAGCCTGCGGCTTGGTGCTGACCTTGCTGAAAATGCCCCTGCTCAATTCAATCGTGGCGTTCGCAACATGGCGAAGCGTGTGTCCCTGAACGCTGACGAAAAGGCTGCGATCAGGCGGGATATCGAACCGACAGGATTGAGCACAGCCGATTCCGGTTTAGCGATGAGCGTTGCTCGTGACTGGAAGAAAAGGCATCCGACCGCTGATTGGGCGCAGCCAAAAATCACTGGTGCATCTGTTAACAAGGACAACAAGATTGAGTTGAAGTTCGAAACGATGCCCTATGCCTACAACATTAACCCGAGAACGGGTAAGCCTGTTGAGGCGGGATCTGCTCAGTACAACAAGATGGTCGATGGTGTTGCGGACGAAATTATCGATTATTTCACTAGGGCGGCAGAAGACCCGAATGATTTAGCGGCTCGCAACGTGATTAATAATGCCGGTTGGTACAAAAACGTCGAGCGCCGATTGAGAAACGAATACGGTTCTTTTTCGGAAATGATGGGTGATCTTTTAGGCGCTACTAGCCCCAACACGCCGGTTGCAACCAATTTTAGATTCAGCAAGGACATCCTCGATGGGTTTGCTCGCGGAGAGTTTGATGAGCTGATGAATGGTTTTGCTGACGCGCTCGATGCTCGATACGCGCTCGAAGACCAAGCTGATGCGTATCTTAAGGCGCAAAGAGAGGCTGGCCGTAAAGTCAAGGATATTAAGGCTGACCCGACTTATTCCGGTTTGATGGACGAATCCAAACGAATTGGCCAAGAGCTTCGAGACCAGCGGAACATTGTTCGGCAAAGGAATGGCAAGCAGTTTGGCATCAATTCTTACAATGCGATGGTCGCTTTGGCGGATCGGTTTAGAGTGAGAAGGTCAGGTAGCGCACCCAAGGCTAAAAACTTTGCAGGCAATCTTGTAGGTGACAGCCGAGAAGCGACGATTGATGTTTGGTCTGCTCGCAACCTACGCAGGCATAGCGGCAGAAAGCCAATTCCTTCTTCTGCTGAACAGGGTGTTACCGGGAAAATTGTCGATCCAGAAAACTTCACCAGTAATCTTGAGTTTGGTTTTGGTCAAGACGTGATTCGAGATGCAACTGACAAGGTCAATGAATTTATTGGCTCAAACCACCCCCTCTACCCGTTAGATCCGCGTGATGTTCAGGCGCTGCAATGGTTTGCAGAAAAAGATTTGTGGACGAGGAACGGGTGGACCTCTAAAGCAGGCGAAGGCGGTTCGTTCGAGCAAATGCTCGACGCTGATCCTGTCGAGTCTATGTTTCTCGGTTTGAGCCGAGAGCAGAGCATGGAGACGCAAGGTCGAAACTTCGTGCCAACTGCTGGCCAGATGATTGAAAGCGCCACTAACATTTTGCGCCCAGCAAACACTGACCCTGATGTGGTGACTTACAAGGGATTGCCCACGAGCGGTGCTTACTTGGGAAGCCCGGAGACTGCGCTCGATATTGACATTGTGACGCGGCAAGACTTTATTCCTTCGGAGACCTTAGATCTCGCGGCAGTTCAGGCTGCTGAGGACGCGCAAGACTCTTGGTTCGTTGCTCGAAGGATCAAAGACAGCTTGGGTGATGCCAAACCTGAAATGTTTACGGTCGGCTCAGAGATATTTTTCGATGGCGCGAAAGCGTCCGACTCTGACCTGATACAAGACATTAGTGATTTCCTGATCAACAACGATATCCCCGCGTACACCATGATCGTTGATCCGAGAGACGCAAACAGCGTCATTGGTTTACGTGTTTTAGATATTCCTCAGTTTAGTGGTGATTCTGCAAAGTATGCTAGAATGTCCACAAAAGAATACGAAGACACGGTAAAGGAACGTTATGGAAAATTCGAAGATCTCGGAAGAAACCTCGAAGAAGAATTTGATCAAGTCAAATCAAGCACGCCAGCCTATTTCGACGTTAACGTCAAGTCGCTCTCAGATACTCAAGAATACCTTAAACAATATGGAACAGAGGCTAGAGATCCTGATGCTCTCCGACAAGAATTTTACGGATTCAAACCGGCGCAGGAGAGGTTCCGCCAGTGGGAGGGCAGCTCTCAGCCGTTCTATCGAAAATTTAAAGCTCCAACTGTTAAGGGAAGAAAGGGAACAGCTCTCGGACTCGGCGGATTAGGGTTCGTTGGCGGATCTGCTCAAGCTGAAGAAAAGCCTAAAGGTGTAGCGTCTTTGCAGGACTACGGTTCCTATGGACCGACTGCGCAGGATTTCGTTGAAGGTGCAAACCTCGACATGGGTAGATTGGAAATGGCTCGACCACCAAGAGAGACGCCATTCTCCGAGCTAACCGGTTTAGACCAATATCAAGTTGGCAGAACCATCAAAGGATTGCCTCAAAACTTGCCACCCCATTTGGCATTGCTTGCGCCCGGTGAGGCGTTAGGCGATTACATGATGAAGGGCGCTTATGGCGATGAGCAAGGATTGCTGGATGCGTTGTTTGCTGGGTTAGATATTTTTGCGGTTCCGGGTGAGCCTGCCGCGATCCGATCGGCTTATAGAAAGCTAAATCAAAAAGCGGCAGACGAGATGGCGAAGGACCGGAAGTTAGAAGACTACCTTCGCAACATTGACATCTTTAACGAATGACCTCCTTCACATCGCCGTTCAATCGGTAAAGTCGATACAGGGTTCCGCGACGTTCGAGCGTATCAATGCGCCGCTTAATTAAAGCTTCGAATTGTTCACTTCCGCAGATTCTAGTGGTAACGTATCCAGAGCATGACCCAGAACATGACCCGGAATCCAAAAACTCTTGGAGTTCGTATCTGTCGTAAGCTGGGTTATCCATGCTGTTTCATCCATTGGTCGAACAAGTAGTTCGACTCCGGTCCTGCGTCGTGCTCCCGGCGCAGGGCTTCCTTAACTACTTTCCTCTGCTCGGCCTCTGATTTATGTTTCATGTGAAACATCACTTGGCTAATCGTCTCGAAGTATTTTTCCATGCTCTTTGAGTTCCTCTAAAATAAGTTTGAGGAGATCGATGACCTCCTCGTAGCTTTCGATTACTTGCTCAGCGTCGGTGCCGTCCAACTCGATTGTGATCTTGCTCATCGTCTTCGCCCTCTCGGTTGATCGCGTCGCAAATCAGTTTGCGCAGCATGGAGTGGTCATCGTTTGGCCCGAGCGTCGATTTGTCAATCACGATTTCGGTTGGCTTGAACTTATGCGACGTGTAGTACATCGCCTCTTGCGGTTTGGTTCTGAGGCGGTAAGCAACCGCCCCGTGGTTAAAGACCCAATCGAACTTTTCTGGATAGGTCATTGTTTAGTTTGCCTCCTCTAGCTTTTCTTTGATTTCCAGTTGGCGACGGCAGATCCACAAGGCCCCGTCGCGTTCCCACTCAAGGTGGCGATCGCAGTGGTGCTCTCTACCTCGAAGGCCGACCTTCATCGGGCCATACTTCATGAAGCACCAGTGCGACCAGTTGTGGTTGAGGTCGTACCAGTTGTTGAGCACGATGTTCCAGTTCCATGTATGGAAGTGGTTACCCTTAGCTTCGAGGAACTGATAGTCCTCTGGGTTGAACACCCTGCGGCCCTCGGTCCACATCTTCAGCGTCGCCTTGCAGTAGGACTTAGCCCTCGCTGCGGTTAGCTCTTTCAGCTTGGCGTCTTCCGCCTTGCTTGGGAGCCAAGCTTTCGCCATGACGCGGCGGTATGCTTCTCCAATGTCGTTGCGCATTTACTCTCTCCATTTACTAAACCAAGTACATCTTACCAAATGCCGTGTCATTGTGCAAGTGTTTGCAAAAAATAATTTTATGGGATATCGACTTGTACAACGACACGGCGCATGCTAAGCTGTTCCCGCTTAACTAGGAGAGAGACATGAGCGCACAAGAGAAGAAGGTGTACTACAACCGGGTTCGGCGTTGCTGCCTGAAGCATGACATCGAGATCGTCTATGATGGCGTGCCAAAGATGTATCGCGCCGTCGAGTTGGTAAAGGATGGGTCGGTGATGTTTGCCGACCGGTCCACAGACCGCAAGCCGCTCGACATTGATTGGAAGCGGCTGCATGACGAGATGACGCAGTATGGCTATACGGGAGGTGTGAAGTGAGCCA